AACAATACATTGTTTGCTCCAACCAGCTCTGCCGTAGCCATACTGGTTAGCGTCTTGCCAGTTCGGACCTGCATAGCTAAATATACAAACCCATACTTACGCAAGACTTCACCAGCCTCAGCAGATATTTCTTTTTGATAATCTCTTAACTCAATCATATATCTACAAACATTACCCACTTGCCAATTCTATCTCTACCAAACTCAGGCTCAATACCTGTCTCATACAATCCATAAGCCTTAAGCCACTTGTTAAACCTCTGTTGCGACAGCCTAGAAAAGTCTGAGTAGTCAGCAACAAATGCATTGTGCAAGTCTTGTGTGTACAACTTCTCATTCATTTTTATCATGTTGTTGTGCTTGTCATACAACCACTCATGAAATGAATAGTCAGTCTCAGCTTGAAACTTACGAGTCTCAAGATTAGTAAACTCACTAGACACAAATCCGGAGCACAGGTACAATCTAAGGTTAGATATCATATAGTTGTCAAACCTCAACCATTCATCCTCGTCCCAGTCAGAAAATAATAACCTGCCAAACTCATCCTCAGGAGTATAGTCCTTGCTGTAATGATTGGTGAACTCAATCTCCCACTTTCTACGCTCAAACGAGTTACCCTTACCCTTAATTGCATAGTTGGTTGTTATGATAATCTTTGGTGACTTGTTGAAAGGTATCTTAATTGCGTCCTTATTCTTCTTCTCAAGCGTTATCCCCTCCGTAACTATACTGAACAACCTCTCGAAGTCAAAGTGCTTTCTAACGTCGTCAAATGTTAGTATCTGAGTGTCTGCACTGACAAGCTGATACGCAAAAGATTTCTCAAATGAAAATGACTTACCATCCATAACTACATTACTCTTCATCTGACCAATAGCATTTACAAAAATACCCTTACCCGTACCGCCCTCTGGATTGTCCGTTATCACCTCGTCATTAATTATGACAGCAGGACAGTAACCCAAGTTCTTATACCCATGCAACAAGTATCCAATAGTAGACTCAATAGACTTGATCCTTCTTTTTACCATGTCAACATCATCATCTGTCTTTGCTCTGGACATGCCGGCAATGTTTGTTATGAATTTCTTGTAGTCGCAATCTGCGACCTCATCAACTTTAAAGTCTCTCTGTATAACTTGATTCTTCCATACATAACCACCCAAGTCAATATAGTCAACGATAGTTATCTCATCACACGTAACACGTACAGCGCAGTTCCTATAATAAAGAAATGATACGTCCTTAGTGTCTTGAACAAAGTAAACATCAACATGAGATAGCATGGTTAAGAAGTCCTCCTTAAAGAACCTAGTCTTGTCAGCAAAGAAATTATATACGTTTCTGTCTGCAACCTTTTCAACATATGACAAAACAAAATCCTTTATCTCGTCTTCCGAAGTATTGTCGATAAGATTATTCGTAACCTTAACAAAAACATAATTCTTTGTACCCTCAGGCGAATACTTAAAGTAGCCATTCTCTTCCAAAAATTCTTTAAACTCATAATGCATTAAATTAATTGTACCCTTTTGATTTATAGTCCAAAACTCTCTAACGTGTGAACTATCCTCAATATCACTTATAACATAGTTGATGGTATCATCATCAACGCCAGACTCCCGAAGGTCCAGCACTATCTCCTTTTTTGGCACACCCCCTTTCAGTTTCTCACGTATCTCATCCACCTTCTCAACGTCCTCAAAGAACCTAGTCTTATGCTCTGATGTATTTCTATACGCAGAGTTAACTATTTGAGATATCTCTGACTCATCAAAACCTTCATGAGAGTATTGCTTTAGAGCAAACAACGCAAAGTCCTTGCTTATTCCAAACTGATTAAACTTAGACGCAAGTATAAACATGTTATTGTTTCTCTCCCCCTCAACAATGCCATAGTTCTTATCCCACCACAATGTTAGCCTTCTGATTATCTCGTTAGAATCAGATAACTTTATCTTAGGCGTTATAGTCTGAGACGTGTCGTACTCCTTGGCTTTGTTATACTTCTTTGTCCATTCCTCAGATTCATTATTGATGTGCATGGTAGGATCAAAAGACTCATAGCACACACGTGATATGTTCTTGCTAGTGGTGTCAAAGTAATCACTGTTAAAGTGCTCCTTCAACGCCATAAAATAATACTTGTGATTCTCAGGCTCCTTAGGTACACGAACCAAAACCTTCAAACCTTCTCCAGATGGAGATATAAAACAACAGTATACGTGCTTGTCAGCAATAATCCGACTACGCTCTGTCATCATCTCCTGCTTGTTAGGATAGTTATCAAAGTCTAAACATATATAACCGCTATGATCAAGCAATGATGAGTCGTTCCTCTTATTGAACGTACCAGAAAAACATATTGCTGGAAGAGACTGCTTTAGCATGTTCCTCTTATCCTTGTTCTTCTCAGAACGTATCTTTCTGACAACATCCTCACTCTTGCCTGACTTTATTCGGTTAAGAATGTCAGAGATATCCCTAAAGAAAGGGGTTGATGTATCCTTAATATTCTTAAAAATTGTTACTTGTGACATAAATGTGCTTACTTGTGCTTGCTTTGTGCTCAAATTGTGCTCAAAATCAAACCATTTAACTTACAGACTTTCAATTAATTAACTACTAGTTGTGCTCAAATGCTCATTTTAGTGCCTCGTATACGAGAATAAAAAATATTTATCTATATATAAAAGGGTATAAGGGAAAAGTAAATTGAGCACAGAGCACAGAGGGGAGTTACCCCCTCCATGTCCGCACAAAAGGTTAGAACGGAATCTCTTCATCTTGGCTCTCGTCTTGCTTCTTTTGTTTTTTAATAACCTCTACTGGGTTATCGTTCTTCCACACGACGTTACCGTTTCCGATGTAGTTCTTCTTAGCGCCAGACTCCCTCTCTTCTTTTGATAAAGATTCTGTAATCGCTACGTTCTGTCCGTAATTGTCAACCTTGTCGTTGATTGCAATTGTTACATCCAAAAATCCTTTGTTGATTTTTGATTTTGTGATCTTGTCCACTCTGATGGACGCATTAATTAAAACTGCCATAATATTATAAAGTTAAATGGGTTACAAATTGATTAATATCCTCCGTTGCATCAGGTCCGAAAAACTTCTTCCAAACCTCAACGGCACTTTTTACCTTCTCACGTCCCCTGTCTAGGAACTCGTCAGAGCAATCGAAAATGCCAATACGATTACTGCCCTTCTCGATTACTACAAAAACCATAGGAACTCCAAACAATTGGTTGTAAATCCATGCCTGAGAGTCATAGTTGTATGCATTTGCCGAATAGCGAAACTTGTCAATGTCAGACGTGGTCTTTATATCCACTATCATCGTGCTCTTCACAATATCAGCCTTACCCTTCCACATTGTGCCAAACAATTCTCCAATTGCCGGCACCTCAAAACCAGTTGCGCCAAAATATACGTACTCAAACACCTCCATGTTAGACTTCATTGCCTCGCCCATTGCTATGAGTTCCTCAACCTCTGAGCTCAACAGACACAACTGGTCGCCAGACTCCTCCTTGTACTTCTTAGTCGAGCGTGTAGATGCATCAATCACAACAAATGTGTCAATCTTCTCAGGCTCTAACATAAGCGTGTGAAAGTATGATCCCTTCAGCATCTCAGGTGTTTTGTCTCGTTGTTTGCCATACATTAATGGATTCTTTAACAGAATGCCTATGTCTGAATTGGATAAGTACTTCTTTCCCTCTGCACCATAGTAGTGGTTGTCGTCCCTTAAAAGGTCTAGCGAGCTCATTTCGCCACCTCACCCTCTATTACCTCTTTTACCACATTAGTAATCTCGTACTTAGTAGATAACGTCTTCAATATACTAGCAGTACCCAATGCCTTGTTCCCTTGAACATACTTAAGAACCTTCTCCCAGTTATCGTCACCAACATTCAAGTCGATCCTTACACCGCCCTTCTTTACACTAGCGTTTGTCTTCTTTGGCTTTGATACGTCAACAACTTGTGCCCCGTCACCTTCTTCTGGCATGTCTTCGCCAGCATATACATACAATGCCAGACCATGCAATGCTAACGCCTTCACAGTGCTACGCTGTATGGACTTGTTTACGTCAAATGATGTTACATTGTCTACCATTATAGACTTGTTTCCGTGGTTCATGATAGGCAAGTAATCAATATGCTCAATGTCATTGATGATAACCCCGACCTTTACCCATGCCGTGCGACCATCATCAAAATAATTCCTTCCGTCCTCACGCTCATAAACTTTTCTCTGAACGTTTGGAAATAACTTTTTTACTTCTGCCCATGCATACGCCCACGATAGGTAGGTTTGACTACCCTTCTTTTCTAACTTGCCGTTGACGTTAATTTTACTTAATTCTTCAAATGTGTTTTTCATAATCTTGATTCTAATTTTTGTATATACCAAATTGCCTTATTAAGGTCTTCTTTCCCGTTCTTGTGTCTGTATCTCCACAAGTACTTTAGTGCGTTACCCTTAAGATACCCATTGAACTCTTCTGAGCTCATTGATGATTCAATAGCATCAATACACTCAATACT